AGCTACTATACCTATTAAGGGAGGCGTATTAAAATGGTGCAAATCAGTGAACAAAGATTTTTAGAATTATTACAAGCTGAGGATAAGCTAGATGCTTTAGAATCTTGTGGAGTAGATAACTGGAGTGGTTATCAGTATATTCATGAATACCAAGCTTCTGAGAAGGAATTACTAAATATAGTGAATAGATTTTCAATTTAGGAGGATTAAATATTAAATCATAATTCTATCAAAATTAAACTGGCCTTAATGGCAATATACAAGGAGGTATTTATATGTATAGTTCAAGTAGTAAAGAAGAAGTTGTAATTAAATTGGTTGGAAAGTTATCACTAGAATTCCCAGATATAGATCAACTAAAGGTTAGAAATATAGTAGAGGAAGTTTTATATAAATACAGTATATTGCCAGAGGAGACAGGGCTAGTGGCAAGCGATATAGAAGAAAAATTACAAATATACTTAGCATCTAAGAAGTTGGATGGATTAAGTTTAAAAACATTAAAAAATTATGAATACAATCTCTTAATATTTGCGAATCATTTAAGAAAACCTCTAGGGACTATTAATACCATGGATTTAAGAATGTTCCTAGCAGTTAGATGTAAAAATTTAAAACAGACTAGTGTAAATGGACAAATCTCTATATTAAAAAGTTTCTTTGGATGGCTACATGATGAGGAATATATCCCTAAGAATCCATCTAAAAAATTAAAACAAACCAAGGAACCTAAGAGGTTACGTCATGCTTTAAGCGAAGAGGAAGTAGAACTTTTAAGACAAGCAACTAAAACGGAAAGAGAAAAAGCACTAGTAGAATTTTTAATATCTACTGGGTGCAGATTATCAGAGGTGGTTGGAGTAAATAAAGATGATATTAATTGGCACGAAATGTCTTTGAATGTAATAGGTAAGGGTGATAAAGAACGTAAGGTTTACTTTAGTACAAAAGCTAAAATTCTATTAAAAAAATATTTATTAACTAGAAAAGATGATAACCAAGCATTATTTGTTACATCTAAGAGACCACATACAAGATTGGGTGGAAGATCTATACAAAGAGAAATTAAAAAGATTGCAGATAGGGCAGGTATAAACAAATCTATTTATCCACATTTATTCAGACATAGTTTTGCTACACATAATTTAAACTCAGGAATGCCAATGCCAATTATACAACATCTTATGGGGCATGAAAGCCCTGCAACTACACAAATATATGCGGAGCTATCAGAGGAAAACATTCGACACGAATACAAAAAAATATCCTAAAAGGAGGTCCACAGTGCTTAAAAAAATTAATAAAGTAGCAAAAATAAAGTATTTAGCAGTAAAAAAATCAAAATGCTACACTAAGGAACTAAAGCTATCCTATAAGCAATTAGAAGCAATAGTTGAAATGGGACAAGATTATTCAAGGATACTAGAAGGAAAAATGAAAGAGTTAGATGAAAATAAAAGCTATAAAATAGCACTATATAAATATAAACAAGAAGAAGTATTAAAAATAGCAAATTATATAGCAGAAAATATAGGATACTGCAAATCTTGTGAAAAGGTTAAAAGAAAGATGACATAGGGTTAGATCCACTTAGTGCAGCAAGTATTTTAAAGGGGGAAAAGTAATGCCATTTAGAAAAGTAAATCCAAAAGAAGAAATAGAAAAAGCTATTAAAACGAATCCAGAACTGGCAAAGGAAATAGAGAAAGCAGATGCAGAATATAAGGAGTTAAAAGCAAGAAAAGAAAATACAGACAAAGAAATAAAAAAAGCTATAGAATATTTCAATGGTTATGGAAGTCCTTATGATGAATTAGTTATAGCAACATTAGAAAAGCAAGTATCTAAGAAGGTTATAAGAACAAAAACAATAAGTCAAGCATGCCCAGTTTGTAAATCAGCAGTGAATTGGAAGTATTGTTCAAACTGCGGTCAAAGATTAGCTTACTAAAATTAAATAGGTGTAAAGATTAAACTATATATTTTTACACCTTAACTGTACTAGTGTAATAATATAGTATGTTAATGGAGGGAATAATCATGGCAGAAACAATTACCGTTGATGGGTTAGAATACACAAAGTCAAACCATAGACTTAGATATAATCCAGAGTTCCATGAGAACCACGGTAAACCATTTACTAAAGATGATTTGATATATATGTGTTCTATGTGGGATAGTATGAAAAAAGCTGATATAGCTATGGCCTTAGGTAGAACTCATAGCACTATATTGAGTAAAAAATATTATTTAAAGAAAATTGGATTGTTTGATTATTATAAGAAACTAGGAAAGGAGAGTTAATCGTGGAAGCATGGAGGGATAATTTGGACAAGTACTTTAATGGGGAACTAAAGCTATTTGAGGAAAATTATACAATAACTTATCCATGCATTTTAAAGAGAGGCAGAAAAAGAATAAAAGCAAAGATAGATTTTCAACATGGGATAGTCTACAACTTAAAGGGGAAAGAAATTAGGAGGGTAAAAGCAGTATGACTAAACTAGAGATAATATTGTTTATAACTGCAGTAGTAAGTGTAGTAACCACAATGATATTAAGCAAACAAAATAATAAATTAATGAAACATGCTAAAAATTATAAATGTAATTTAGGTAAGGTTATGTGTGGAGAAGAGTGTTGCTATAACTGTGAAGATAGATCTATATGTAGAGCAGCTTGTAATGGAAATCCATTGGTGTGCGGGAATTCAAGGGAGGAATAGTATGGACAAGGATTCATTCAGGAAGACAGAGAAAAAGTTATACAACTATTTTAGAAAAGACAAAAAAATAAGTAGTTTAAATAAAAAGATAAATTTACTAAGGGAGCAGATTAATGATATAGACCAAAGGTTAAGAAATGTAGATATTGATATTCCAGGGGAAAGTAAATCTATAGTATATGAAGAAAGAGTACAAACATCAAGTGATGGATCTAGTTATGCAGAAAGGACTCTCATGAGAATAACTGATAGATTATTAATAGAGAAAAGTAGAAAGACTGAAGAAATAGCAAATTTAGAAGAGCAAATAAGGCAAATAGTAGCTGATAACGTAATAATTGAGGATAATATAAAAGATATCAGAGGAGAAGATAGAGAATTTTTAAGATTAAAGTATGGGGAACAAATGAAGGATTGGCAAGTAGGAAATAAATTAGGAATGTCGCAACCTACATCTACAAGGACAAGACAAAGATTAGTTGAAAATGTAGCAAGATGGGAAACGTGGCAAAAGAGTGAATTAAAAATGAATTAAACTTGAATAACAGATACTTAGAATATGTGTTAGTATAGTATTATAGAAAAAGCAGGGGCTTATCGTACAAAACAAGGCAACTGCAAAAATAAAAAATATATAATATATTGTGTATGTACTAAAAAGCACTTAA